GCGCGACACGGGGCGCGGGGGCGCGAACGGTGGCAGGTTCCCGCGTAAGCCGAGGCGAACATCCAACGTTGGACTTCCTGGCCGGTCGCCGCAGACCCAGCGTCTGGCGGCTATGCGCGGGACCTGAAATCGACCGGCGCCGGCCGCGGGTGGATTTGGTGCGCAGGTTGCCTAGTTAGAGGTGCCAAAAGTGCCTTTACTTCAGCCCTTTACTTCGCTTTACTTCAGCCCCAAGTCGCAGACGTCAAAGGTAGATGCGTGACCACCCCGGAAATGACCGCAGCGCTTGGAATTTCGAAGGCGCGGCTTAACGAACTTGCCCGCCAGGGCCGGATTCCGAGGGGCGCCAAGCGTGGGGATTGGGATCTGGCCGCCGTGCGCGCGGCGCTGGGCCGGAACATCGATGCGCTGCACAAGGAACGGCAAGCAGCCGCCGCAGCGCCCACGCCGATCCGTGCCGCCGCGCCCGCGTTCGATCAGCCGCCGCCTCCGGCGATGGACGTTCCGCGCGGGTCGCTGGCCGCCGCCCAACTGGTCAAGGCGCAGGCCGACGCCAAGCGGGCGGCGCTCGAAGTGCGCCGGCTGGAGAAGCGGCTCCTGGATTCGGATGAAGTCTCCGGTGCATGGAGCGGCATGATCGTTGCCGCCAAGGCGAAGCTCCTGGTGCTGGGCGACGAGTTGGCCGACCGCCTGGCCGCGGAGTCCAACCCGGTTGCCTGCCGGGAAATGGTGGACAGGAAGATTCACGAGGCGCTCTCGGACCTGGCGGAGTATCCGGATGCCGCATGACACGCGCACAGCAGGTGCTTTCGGAATGCGCCCGGCTCTGGGCGCCACCGCCCAAGCAGAGTCTTTCAGATTGGGCAGAGGAACACTTCATCCTCAGTTCGGAGTACTCGGCCTCCAGCGGTAGGCTGCAACTCTATCGCTTCCAGCGTGGGATTCTCGATGCGTTTACCGACCCGCACACCCGGGGAATTGTGGTAATGACCGCAACCCAACTCATCAAAACGCTGCTCCAGCAGGTCGCCATCGCGTATGTGATCGCGCGTGCGCCCGGCCCGATCCTGGCGGCGCAGCCGACCGAGACTGACGCCGAGACGTTCAGCAAAGAGCGTCTGTCGCCGATGATCCGCGACATGGAATGCCTGCGGACCCGCGTGGCACCGGAGAAGCGGACCAGCAAGAGCAACACCACCCTCCACAAGGTGTTCCCTGGCGGCTCGTTGTCGCTGATTGGCGCGCAGACCTCGGGCAACTTCGCCAGGCGCGCCATCCGTTACTTCTTTGCCGACGAGCTGGACAAGTGGCCGGTGGCCGTCGGGAGAGAGGGCGACGGCTTCAGCCTCGGCGTGAAGCGCACTGCTACGTTCCGGAGCCTGGCGAAGATCATCCAGACGTGCTCGCCGACCATCGAGGGATCGTCGCAGATCGCCGCGGCCTATGCGGACAGCGATCAGCGGAAGTTCTATGTCCCGTGCCCGCGCTGCGGCGAGGCCCAGGTACTCTGCTGGGCCCAGGTGCGGTGGGACCCCGCATCGCCGGCCACCACGGCGCATTACGAATGCGCGATCTGCGCAGGGCACTGGTCGGACGTAGACCGGTGGAACGCCTGTGAGCGCGGCGAGTGGCGCGCCGGCCTCCCGTTCGCCGGCACCGCCGGCTTCTGGATCTCGGAGCTCTATTCGCCGTGGAAGCGCCTGGGCGACATCGTGGTGGATTTCCTTTCCAAGAAAGACAACCCGGTGGAGTACCAGACCTTCGTAAACACGACGCTGGCCGAGACGTGGAAGCAACAGGGCGAGGCGCCCGACCATGAGAAGCTTATGGCCCGACGCGAAGAGTGCTACCGCCTCGGGCAGGTGCCCGATGGTGTGACCTTCCTGACGTGCGGCGCGGACGTCCAGAAGACCTGGATTGAGGGCTACGTCTGGGGATGGAGTCGTGGTAAGCAGCGATGGCTGATCGACCGCTGGCGCGTCGAGGGCGATCCGTACAACCCGACCGTCTGGCCGCAGGTCACCGAGCGATTGAACTCGATGTACCGTTCGGCCGGAGGGATCGATATGCCCATCGTGATGCTGGCCATCGACAGCGGCCATGCCACCCAGGAGGTATACGCCTGGGCCCGTCAGCAGGGGTCGGGTCGCGTGATGGCGGTGGACGGTCGTCACAATGGTCCGTCTCTGCTGATGACCCCGACCCAGGTGGACGTCACGGTGAAGGGCAAGAAGATCAAGCACGGTGCGAAGTTGTGGCCGGTCAACGTGTCGATGGCGAAGTCCGAACTCTACGGGCAACTCCAGATGGATCGTCCGGAAGAGGGCGAGCCGTATCCGGCTGGCTGGGTGCATTTCCCTTCCGACATCGATGAGGAGTTCTTCAAGCAGCTCACCGCGGAGCAGTTGACGGCACACGTCGTCAAGGGCTACCGGAGGTTCGAGTGGGTGAAGATGCGCGAGCGCAACGAGGCGTTGGACTGCGCGAACTACGCGAGGGCCGCGGCGTGCGCCTGCGGGATTGATCGCTTCGGTGCCAATCGCTGGCTCCAACTCGAGGCGAACGTCCGGGCGACCAGCGGCGCGCCGCCGGCGCCGCAGCCGAGACCGGTTGCGCCGCCAGTTGTAGTTGTGGAGCAGGCGCCGCCTCCCCAAGCCCTTGTGGCGGCACGGCAACAGGAGCGATACGTCGGACGGTTCAACGTGTCGAATTGGCTGAGCAGATGAGCGCAACTACAACAGCCCCAGTCATGCCTCGGCACATTAAGATCTGGCCGACCGCGAAGCTGCGCCCCTACGACCGCAATGCGCGCACCCACTCCGACGAGCAGGTGACGCAGATCGCGGCCAGCATCCGCGAGTTCGGATTTCTAAATCCGATCCTGGTGGAGGCGGGCGGGGGCGTGATCGCCGGCCACGGGCGCCTGCTGGCGGCGCGGCTGCTGGGCATGGACGAGGTTCCGGTGGTGGTGCTGAACCACCTGAGCGACACCCAACGGCGCGCGTACATCATCGCCGACAACAAGCTGGCGATGAATGCCGGGTGGAACCTGGAGCTGCTGGCGCAGGAAGTCCGCGACCTCGAGCGGGAGGACTTCGACATTGACCTGATCGGTTTCTCGGAAGCCGAGATGGCCGAGTTGCTGGCCACCGGCGAGGCGCCGGCGCCGGAGGGAGACATCCAGGAAGCAATCCCTGAGGCGCCGGCCAACCCGGTCACGCAGCCGGGCGACGTGTGGGTGATCGGCAGCCACCGGCTCATCTGTGGGGACTGCCGCGACCGTTCGGTCGTCGAGAGATTGATGGGCGGCGCACTGGTCAACGTGTGCATCACGTCGCCGCCGTATGCCAAGCAGCGCGACTATGATCCCTCGAGCGGCTTCGTGCCGGTCCCGCCGGAGGAGTATGCCGCCTGGTATCGGGCCGTGGCCGCCGGCATCGAGACGGTTCTGGCACCCGATGGCTCCTACTTCCTGAACATCAAGGCGCATGCCGACGACGGCGAAAGAAGTCTGTACGTGATGGACCTGGTTATCGCTCACAAGCGCCAGTGGGGTTGGCGATTTGTGGACGAGATCTGCTGGCGCAAGACCGACAACGGCGTGCCGGGCGGCTGGGGGAACAGATTCAAGAATGCTTTTGAACCAGTGTTCCATTTCTGCCGCCAACAGCAAATCAAATTCCGGCCGGAGGCGGTTGGGCACGAGTCGGAGGACTGCTTCGACTACTCGCCCAACAATCCGAAGTCGACCTCCGGCAGCGGCTTGCTGGGCACGGGACCGCGCGGCGCCGTGGCCGACGGCGGCCCGAATCAGGATGCCTGGCGCCGGAGTCACAACAACCTGAGCGCCGCCACCAATCCGGAGGGCCGGCATACCGGCATCGCGCGGCCCAGCAATGTGGTCGAGGTGAAGTCGGAGTCTTCGCAGGGCACCCACTCCGCGCCGTTCCCCCGCGCGCTGGTGGAGTTCTTCCTGAAGGCGTACAGCGATCCTGGCGACGTGGTCTTCGACCCGTTTGTGGGGAGCGGAACCACGATGGCGGCCGCGCATGTACTTGGCCGCGCCGGGTACGGCTGCGAAATAAGCCCTGCTTATTGTGACGTGATCGTGCGCCGGATGATCAACCTGGGCGCCGGCACACCAATGCTCGGTGCTACTGGCGAGATGTTCACCGCCGTTGCGGCGGCGCGCGGCGTGGACATCGACCAGGCGATGAATCCCAAGCAGCAGGACTCGCGCGCCATCAAGCACCACGGGCCGAACCCCTGCTATGGGCGGCGCACCGGCCAGCCCGCCGAGGCGCAGCCATGCCAATGACAATCGCGGCCATCATCGAGCGCTTCCGCGGCCTGCTGGTGGAGTCTTGGCCGATTGCCCGTCTGCTGCCCTACATCCGGAACGCGAGAACGCATTCGCCCGAGCAACTCGCACAGGTGGCAGCCTCGATCCGGCAGTTCGGCTGGACGAATCCTATCCTGGTCGGCGCGGACGGCGTGGTGATCGCCGGCCATGCGCGGCTCATGGCTGCCCGCCAGCTTGGGTTCACCGAGGTCCCGGTGATTGTGCTCAATCACCTGACAGAGACGGATCGCCGCGCCTACGTGCTGGCTGACAACAAGCTGGCAGAGAACGCCGGGTGGGACGAGGCGATGCTCCAGGTTGAGTTGCAGGCGCTGGCGGAAGAGGACTACAACCTCTCGCTGCTGGGGTTCTCGGACGAGGAGCTGCAGTCGGCACTGGCCGGCCCCGAGGAGACGAACGAAGGGCTGACCGACGAGGATGCGGTCCCGCCAGAGCAGGAGAGGATCGTAACGGTCGCCGGCGACGTCTGGATCATGGGCAACCACCGCTTGCTCTGTGGCGACTCGACCCAGATGGACGCCGTCGAGAAGGTGCTGGCCGGCGGCCTGGCAGACATGGTCTTCACCGATCCGCCCTACAACGTGAACTACGGCGCGACGATGAAGGACACCCTCCGCGGCACCCATCGCCCGATCGCCAACGATAACCTGGGCGCCGGCTTCGAAGAGTTCCTGGGCGCCGTCTGCGTAAACATGCTGGCGGTTACCAAAGGCGGGATTTACGTGTGCATGTCGTCCTCGATGCTGCACACGCTCTACCGGGTGTTCACCGAGGCGGGCGGCCACTGGTCCACGTTCCTGATCTGGGCCAAGAACACGTTCACCATGGGCCGCGCGGATTATCAACGCCAGTACGAGCCGATCCTGTACGGCTGGAAGGAAGGCACGGATCATTTCTGGTGCGGCGCCCGCGATCAGGGGGACGTCTGGTTTATCAAGAAGCCGCATGTCAATGATCTCCATCCGACGATGAAGCCGGTCGAATTGGTGGAGCGCGCGATTCGGAACAGCAGCAAGTCGCGCGACACGATCCTCGACCCGTTCGCCGGCAGTGGGACTACCATCATCGCCTGCGAGAAGGCGGGGCGCCAGGCGCGCGTGATCGAACTCGATCCCAGGTACTGCGACGTGGTGGTTCGCCGATGGCAGAACTTTACCGGGCTTGAGGCGACGCTCGAGGGCCGGGCCGCGACGTTCGCAACGATGGCGGCAGAACGGGTGCCGGACGAGGGGAAGCATGCGGCCTGACAGCAGAACAAAAAGCCGCCAGCCCTGCGGCTGGCGGCGTGGATCTCGGATGGCGACTTTCTATTCCGCGATGTGGTACGCGGTGTCGCCGTTGGCGCGTTTGATGTTCTCGACCGCCACGCCCGTCTTGCGCAGACCGCCGGAGATGAACCCTCGCACCGAGTGGGGCTGCCAGCCCATGGCCTCCTGGAGTTCGGCGTTGGTTGCGCCGTTTTTCCGGCGCAGCATGCGGAGGACCTCTTCCTTCTTCGTGCCGGCGCGCGGCGTCTTCGGTTCGGCTGCTGGCGCGGCCTTCTTGGCGGCTGCGGGCGCCTTGGCGGGCTTCTTGGCGCGGGTGGCCTTGGCGGTTGGCTGGGCCTCGGGGAGCGCGACGCCGCCCATCGGGGGCGCGGCGGCGGCGGCTGTGGTAGCTTCGCCGGCCGTGGGCGCCAGGACCTGGATCGCGGCCCAGATGCGCGCGGTCGCCTTGGCGCGGTTCTCGAACTTCTTGACCTCCTTCAGCTTGTCGAAGCCGGGCGTCCCGGCAAAGCCGTTCCAGATCTCTACGAACCGGTTGACCGGCCACTCGGCGGTGACCTTGCCAAACTCCTTCTCGCTGCTGAAGGCCTGTGCCCCAGCACCGATGCTCGCCTCGGCGTGGTCCGGCGTCGGGAAGGCTGCGATGGTGTTCTCTGCGTTGATTGTAAATGTCGTCGTCATGGTTGCTGCTCCTTTACACGGTGTTGGTTGGGCGCGCACTCTGGGAGGCATCCACTCTTCTCCGCAGGCGCGCCGCGCTGCGGATTCGAACCTCGTGCTTGGTGGCGGTGTTGATGGCGTTCCAGCCGCCGCTCTGGTTCTGGTTGACGATCCGGACCGTGGTCAGCTTTCCGCTGACCTTGGCCACGAACGTCTCGCCGATCTCGATGTCTGCTTTTCTCATGCATCTGCTCCTTTACACTCTGCGCTTGCCGTCGATCTGGATCGGCACGATGAGGTAGCGGCCCAGGATGCCGCGAGCCCAAAGCTTGAAGGTGCCGGCGGCTTCGGGCTGGTAGCTTGCAGCGATCTCCTGCGCCTCGTTGGGCGTGCTGACCGCCGCGACCGGTGTGTAGCCGCTGCTGGCGTATTCGTACATCAGGAGGCCTTCGCCTCCCAGGTCGGTGTCCGGTCCGATCTCAATCGCGAAGCCCGGCGTGGCGTTGGCGGGGGGGCGGATGCTGCTGGCCATCTACCTAGCCTCCGTCTCGGGCGCCAGGACGTCGATCTTGGCCTGCGCGACGATCATCTCGCGGATCGCGGTGTCGGCGCGATCCAGCGTGCTGGAGATGTTGGCGTACTTCCAAGCCATGTTGTGCCGGACGTGGTAGAGGATCGTTGCGAGCGCCTGCTCGGGCCGGGCGGCCTCGCGTTCGATGTCTGCCACCATGTCGCGCAGTTGGGAGATGGCGGTGTTGATGGCTTCTCTGGCGTCGGTCTGCTTGTAATCCCGGATGTACGTGGCGACCTCGATCTGGTTGGCGCGCCTCTCGGTTTCGGTGGGCGGCATCCTGGCGGCCGCCGCGTCGGCGCGCGCGGCGGCGAATCCTTCGTCTGCTGGCGTTGTCTGGTTGCGTCTCGTTCGTTGCATCGTGGCTCCTTACGACACCATGTATTGCTCGGGCGCCGAACTTGTTCAAGGCTTTCTCCAGCCTTCCGCGAAGATAAACCCGATGGAAAGGCGAACCGGCTACTGAATGGTCGCGCCACACGGCAGGGCGCTCAACTCGGGCTGCCAGATGCCACCGTTCGATGCGATCTGGTCCCCGTCCCGGACCGCCAGCCCCACCAGGATGGAGAACGCCGCGGCGAACGGCATGAAGGATGGCAGCAACCGCGCCGCGCTGACGGTGATCTCGCCCTCTGGATAATCTTTCGTTCGGATGCACTTGAGGGTCACCGCATAGTTTCCGTCGATGGTGTAAGCGGCGTGGAAGAGGTGCTCGCTCCATTCCACCACCTCGACTTCCAACATGAGACCACCGAAGTTCTTGATCAGTTTTGCCGGCATCGTCGTGAGTCCTCCTTGCCACTGACAGTCGTCGCTCCCGTCGGCCGGTATTGCAAGGCAAAAGTCGGCCTGCGCGGAGGTGCGGCATGGCTCTGACGCTCCAACAACTGCAGGCGAATCTCGATTCGATAAACCAGCAGATCGCAGGCGCGGTGTCGAAAGCCAGGTCTCCCGATGGCAAGGAGGTCACGTACCGGCCCATGGCGGAATTGCTGCTGGCGAAAGGCAATATCGAGGAGCAGATCCGGACCTATGGCGGCAAGAGCGATTCCAAATCGACGTTGGCAGAGCACAGCCGCGGCTATGGGCACAGAGGGTCGTACCCAGGGGGACACCGATCATGAACGTCCTCGACCGCGCAATCGAACTCGTTGCGCCCAAAGCAGCTTTGCGCCGGGCACAGGCGCGCGCCGTGTTGACGCTGACCCAGGATTTCATGGGCCGCCACGCCGAGCGATTCTCTTACGACGGTGCAGCGGCGGGCCGGCGCGCGAACAGTTGGATTGCGCCATCGACCGACGCCAACGTCGAGTTGATGGGATCGCTGGTGTGGCTGCGCAATCGCAGCCGCGACCTCGTCCGGAACAATCCGTATGCGGTGAAGGCGGTTGAGGAACTGGTGGGCAACGCAGTCGGAACCGGGATCGTGCCGCAGGCGAAAACCGGCAGCGACGCCATTGACAAGATTATCGATGCGGAGTGGCCGTACTTCGTCGAGGCATGCGACACGCCCCAGCGCCTGGACTTCTATGGCATGCAGGCATTGATCCTACGGACGATGGCAGAGAGCGGGGAGTCCATCGTGCGCTATCGGCCGCGCCTGCCCCAGGACAATCTCCGGGTGCCGCTGCAACTGCAATTGCTCGAGGCCGACTTCCTCGACCACGCGCGCACCATGGGCACGGTCAACGGCCACATCATGCAGGGCGTCCAGTTCGACCTGCTGGGCCGGCGCGTGGCCTATTGGATCTACACCTACCATCCGGGCGGAATGCTGATTATGAATCCGCGGGGCGGCATCCTCAGTGTCCCCGTGCCGGCTGATCAGATTCTGCATTCGTACCGAGTGTTGCGGCCTGGCCAGATCCGCGGCGTGCCCTGGTTGTCGCCGGTGATGATGGCGTTGCGCGACCTTGACGATTATGCGGACGCGGAGCGGGTGCGCAAGAAGATCGAGGCCTGCGTAACCGCCATGGTCACGCAGCCGGAGGGCCTGGAGGGATCGTTGCTCGGACTCCCCGAAGGCACTGACCCGAGAACCAGGCGCCCGATTGAAGAGTTCCAGCCGGGCCAGGTGGCATACCTCAAGCCGGGCGAGGACGTGAAGTTCAACAACCCGACCGCGATTGGCGGCTACCGCGAATACAAG